ATTCTTTCCAAACAACCCACAGTTTGTACCCACCTGTTCAAATGAGAAAGTAAATGGTTGACCCACAAATTTCATAAGAAACAACGCTGTATCGGTCCAAACGTAAATAGCATCCCTACCTCTAATGGCTCCCATAATTTCAGAACCATCTGCAAGTCTTTGTGTACCGGCCGTATTAGTCGCGGTAACTGTGTACGCATTGCTTCCAGAAATATTTTCTTGGTCTGAGAACCTTATAAACATATCGTCTTGTGTTAATGGATCTCCAACTGTGGTTTCAGTTCCAAAAAACACTAAGTGTCTATCCGGAGTAGATACTAATACATGTCTAGATTTAGTCGGTGCATTTGCAATAATTGTTGCCCTGACCCCTGTAGCATTAGGTGCTGCAGCGTCCCATTCAAAACATTGACCATTATATATCAAAGCTATTAATTTTGTTCCAAAGTTATCTAATATCCATAAACCTGGATCAATCGTAAAGTCAGAAGATGATGGATCACCCCAAGCAACGAATTTAGAAATATCTGTAACTGTTGCTCCTGCACTATGTCCTGATTTTGTAGTACCGTTAACTTCTCTAGCACCACCACTTAAAATATTTGTTGTAGTATTATTAGCCGTAAAACTTATATCCTCAGATCCTATTCTAATTTCTCCTGCAGATGGAAATGCTGCAGAGTTAGTTAAAGGTATATCTGTTACCGTATCATTAATTGTAGAAGCTAAAGTTGTAGTGGCAGCACCTGGAGATGTACCAGACCATAAACCTGTGCCCCAACCAAAACCACCTAATTGTTGCGATGGCCCTACTGTATAATATAATAAAACAGATGCTGACCCAGCAGAACTCAACGGTGTGCCAGACTCTGCTGTATCCATAGTTATAGTAAATGTTGTGGTAGATGGCACTGATGTCACCATGAATTTTTCATCTTCAAAGGTAGCGTTGGTAAATGTTGAACCAGTTAATCCTGTTACACTATCAAATAAAACAATATCATTGTCATTTAATGCATGTGGCGACCCTAAAGTAACAGTGACAGTTTTTGATGATGAGGTGCTGGTAAAATTAGCTCCTGTAATTGTTGCTCTAATAGGATGAATATCATAAAATATTCCTCCAGAATAAGCATATAAAATTCTATTTGTACCTATTGCAGCGTATTTAATACCTGCGTTATCGTCAAAGTGATGAATTGCTCTACCTGCACCAGTTAATTTGTTCTCTCCCAACTGTTGCCATCCACCTATTTTCTCTGGTGAACCATATCTAAACCTAACATTGTCACCATCAAACCATTGGCCCTCAGCCCCGGTTTCTGTAACTTGTTTGTTAAATCCTGGTAAAAACCCTAATTTCTGTAGCATAGTAAACCACTATAGCAAATTTATTAGTTATTGAACAGATTAAAAGCAGGGGGAGGGTGTTGTGGTGGTGTCTCCCCCCACCAGTCTATTGTATAGACTATTTTGTAGAATTAGTCAACTTAGATCCTTTAAACCATGCAGGTAAACCTAGTAAAGGTCTTTTATCTAAAGCATTTTCTTTAGCCATTTTAGATCCTGCTTTGTTATAATGTAAAAATACTTGACCACAATCTTTGCCTGTAAATTCTTCTCTCCAATGTTCTAAATCACATCCAGAATATATTAACATATCACCTGGATTTAATTTTACTTTAACACCTGCTTTATTATTACCACCTGTTGGATCTAAATATATTGGCCAGTCATCACCACCTAAATTTAAAGTTGTAGATATTTCACAAGAATACCTATCTTTGTGTCTAGCTAATACATCTCCTTTTTTATAAATTCTAGCATATGAATATGTTTCAGATAATTTTAGTCCTGTGTGTTTCTCCATAACAGGTTTTACTTGTTGTAATAAAGTTTCCATAGCGAGATCACCATAATGTGAATATGTATTTGGAACTTGTTCATCATTCCATATACCCCAATACTCTGTAAACGGTGATATGTATCTTGTATCAAACAATACTTTTGCTACGTTTCTTTTATTTAAAAAATAATTGTATACAAAATTTGCTAACTCTTTTGATATTGCATTTTTTAAAACACTGTATTTATTTTTTTTGAACGACATTTAAAACTCCTTTTGGTATCGCTTGGCAGTTCCAATGTATAAACCTAAACGGTTCATAGCCCATATCAACAATATATTGATGTGGCATATACGATGGAAAAAATATCATCCTACCTGGTTGAACTTTATAATGAATTTGCGAACTTGCATATGTGACTTTTGATTTATCTTTTTCTGGTAAAAGATTCATAACATTACCTGGTCTAGGATCTTCAAATAATGGCATGGATGTTTTTTCACTTGCTTTTAAGAAATAAAAACCAGACATATGTCCATTCCAATGTGTATGTAATGTATGATGTCCACCACCTTTTTTAGCAAACTCTTGAACCCACATTTCTGTAGTAAAAACTTGAAAATTAGTTAAATCAAAACCCATCTCTAATAATAAGTTATGTGATGTTGCTCCTATATAATCTTGTAAATCTTTAAATTTAGGATCTCCAATTAACGATGTTGAATGAAACACATGACCCATATCTCCTTTATCACCAAACTTTTTATTTCTTTTATCTATTTGTTTTTTTAAATTTTTTTGTGAATCTTTTATATATTTGTCAGAAGCTTTATTTAATTTATTTACAAACTTAGGTTGATCTGCCCACCATATCGGACACGAAAAATATTGTTCTAAATTTAATTTTTGTGGAAAAGTCATGCTCATCTGTATGGCCATCCTAAATTCCAAATAACTAAACTATATCTAGATCCTTTTTTAACTGGACAAACTCTATGCCAAACAAAACCAGGAAATACAACCAAAGATCCTTTTGGTAATATCTCTGTGCATTTTCTAATATTAGGTTTTTTATCTGGATCTTTATCTCTAAAATCAAATTCTAGCTCACCACCTTTATAATCTTTTGGATCTGATAACGAAACAGTTACAGATAATTTTCTAATTTTACCATTTGATGGATCTCCCTCTTGTCTTTGATAAGGTCTATCCCAACCATCACAATGCCAATCGTAGAACTGCCCTTTTTCATATTTTGTAAACTGACAGCTTTCTGAAAAATCCCATTGAAAATTCCAACCTGCGTTTGCATTTGCTTGATGAACGTATGGTTGTATTTCTTTGTAGATCCATCTATCATTCATCCAAACAATATTAGAATCTCTTTTTTGTTTTAAATCTTTTATCTGTTTTTTATTTAAATTTTTACCATGACCAAAACCACCAGTAACAGCCATTTGATCAGAAATAGATTTTCCATATTTAACTATTTCATCACAAATTCTAGCAGGAACTGCTGATTGAAAATACCAATAATAATTTGTTAGGTTCATCTTTCTATATCTTTCTTATATCAATTATTATGTGACTGTCAATGTTCCAGAAACTGTAAAGGTTGCTATTTTATCTCCTCCAGGGTGTGTTGAAGCAGAATTTGTACATGGTGTAACTGCAAAAGTCGTAGCACTTGGTCCTCTAACAATAACAATACCAGATCCACCTTGTGCTCCTGCTATAGGTGATCCACCACCACCGCCACCACCGCCACCACCGCCAGTGTTGGCTGTTCCTGCAACTGGAGCTGATCCAGATGGTCCTGCACCCCCAGCTCCTCCACCACCAGACCCACCAGAACCTACTGGTCCAGTGCTTGGATAACCACCATTTATACCTCCACCGCCACCACCAGCATATGCTGTGCATGATCCATTAATATTATTTGTTGCTCCTGATCCACCATTACCACCTGCATTTCCAGCATTTCCACCACTACCTGTTGCTCCACCACCGCCACCAGCTGCTTGAGGTGAAGCTGGCGATCCAGATCCTCCATTATTACCTTGTGATATTGGAGATCTTGGAGGAGTATTACCTGATCCTCCAGAATTTCCACAAATCCAACCACCACCACCTGATCCTCCAGGTTGTCCAGCTCTTCTTTCAGGTGCAGGTGCACAAGATGGAGATGCTCCAGGTGCTCCACCTCTACCTCCACCATCTGCTGTTATTGTATCTGTATTTTCAGATCCACCTGGATTAAAAATAGAATCATTTCCAGGACTTCCTCCAGCCGCACCACCACCACCAACTGTAATATTATAAACAGTTCCTGCATCTACATTTAAAAAATCTAAATCTGGATTTCTTAAAGGACTTGGTCCATAACCAGAAGCTCTGTATCCACCTGCTCCTCCACCACCACCAGCACCTGTCGCTCCTGATCCACCACCAGCTACTACTAAATAATCTAAACTATATGATATGGCAACTGAACCATCAGGCCATGTTCCTAGTTTTTGAGATTGAAATTGACTTTGCATTGAC